CCTTGTATCCACTATCGTTTGCCATGATAAAATTCCTTCTTGTTGTGTCGAGCGAGAGTCGATTACCTCAACGCTGAGGCAACAGACACGCACGCTCGACGGTGAATGTCTGTGAAATAATTCTTATGAACGCGTTAGATTTAAAACGCCTTGAGTGTTCATGATGTTTCCACTTGCGCGCACCGATGCGACAAATGCTGTTTGACCTGTGCCCGCGTAGGCTTCGTCGTAGCGAGTGACATTGAACCCGCCGAAATTAAGAGCGAGCATGTACTGTGTCGGGTCAAAAAAGTGCATCTGAATTGATCCTGATGTAGACAAGCCTGTGGAATCCAATGGATGCCAAAGCACTGGCAAGCCGTGGAACGAATCGTCAAATGCAAGTGCTTGCCAAAATACGCCTTCGCTTGTGAAATTGATTGGCGCGTATGTGTTCATGACAAGCAAAGATCGTCTGAAATTTGCGTATGTCATTCTTGGAACATTTAAGCCACCGTCGTTCATAATTGCGCGGAATATATTAATTAAGACTTGCGCTCCAGCACTGCCTCCCAAAGTCGCTGTACGCGAATAATTGGTTGCGGCTGTGACGCTACCTTGACACGCGCCGCTTCCACTTCCAATCAAGATTTGATCGTTGATTGTCGTAATCAATTTTGCAATGAGTTGTCGCCTGATCAAATCCTCAACGCTTTGAGCGGCCTCTGAATCTTCCAAAAGTTCAGTTGAGACACGAAGCCAAGAGGTCACCTTCTTGAGCGAGTAGGTTGCGGCAGTCGCTACAAACTTTGACGATGCAAGTGCCATCGTGCTGTCCTCTGTTCCGAGTGACGCTTCCGCAACATTTGTATTTACGCTTGGAACTGCGCTGACGATCGGCTGAGAGAATGTTGTAGTCGTATTGATGACATTGACCTTGCTCATGATCGCATCTTCTTTGATGGTCTCTTGGACAAACTTTGTCCAACTGGCAGGCACGAGCGATGCTCCACCTGATCCAATGCTGATTGCGCGGGCTTCAACATCCGTCAAAGAATTGAGGCCCTTGCGCAGATACAAGTTGTAAAGGTGGCTGAAATCTTCGCCGCCACGGTCGAGTTGTTTATTGTTCATAGTTCAAACTCCTTGCGTGTATAAAAGAAAACACGCGGTCAAAATGCGGAAGGTCTAAGTACGCATCGGGCCAGCGTGCTCTCGGGGAGTTCGCGGAAGTCCGCTCTCGTGATCGATCAGCGTCAGGCACTGTCGGTCGAGGCTCTATTCAGTTATGACCCCATTATCTCAAGCGGATTTTCGCTCGCAAGGGGTCTAGATCAAAATTGTGGAGGCAGATAGATCTTTCGCGCCTTGGCTTTCGGTTGCTCGGCTCGGGCTTCGACGCTGGTTGCGGGGTTAGCGGGAAATGTCACGACCGACACCTCGAGCAACTTGGCAAGTTGCACGACTCGCGTGCCTTTGGTTTCGCCCTTGATCGGTGGCTCGTAGGTTTCCTTTAGGCAGATAAACCCGAATGAGCACTGCGTCACAATGCCTGCACGCACCAGCGCGTGCGCTTCCTCGCTTGTGTCGGTGTCGGGCAGATCGCACTCAAAGCACAGACCCGAACGATCTGCATAGACCTTGAGGTTGCCTGCGCTCACGCGACCCATCGGCTTTGCCGTGTCGTGGTTCCACAGCAAGGCGATCTTGTCGCCATCGGCTTTAATCGATGCGTCAAAGCAAGTCGGCTCCAAACGCTCGTATGTGTTGCCCATATCGTATCGCTCCCAATTCGCGGCGATGCCGTTGAGTCGTAGCGGCTCACCGGGCTGTGGCTCGGTTTGCTCGATGCGTACTGCGCCAGCCTTGCGTGTTTCGATGTTGCTCATAGTTGCTCCTTGTTGGTTTGAATGAGTTCTTGAATCAGGCGCGTGGCGAGTGCCACGGCCGTATCGGTGTGTCCTGTGTTGTGCCAGTCTGCATTGCGTGCTTCGGTCTTGATCGACTCTGCGAATGCGTTGGCAATTGCGATGCCGTCGCTTGCGCGGTCGCTGTGACCTTGCAGAACCAATAGCCCGCGCATGATCGGTGCAATCTCGCTTGCGATGCGTGATACATCGGGTATCCAAGCCTGCAATCGTTCAGCAGATCGACAGCCTCGGCGGTACTTCGCTTCTGACTCACAGCATCGCGTCATCGCCGCAAGTGCAGTTGGATAGAAAAGATCGACGGCATACTCAAGTGTTTCTTCGGAACTTCTAGGTCTTCGCTTTGGAACTATTATCGTGTGAATATCTTCGTATGTTGAGTTGTCGTACTGACTTTGAATAAAATCATGTTGCGGAACAACAGCACTATTCCCCTTTGAATCCGTTAGTTTTACAAAAGTTTTACCAGCGAGATGGTCTGCGTTTGACGCAGGAACATCTTCAACTGTGTATCCCATTTGTTTTGCGTTGAAAATTGAATCTCCAACATTTAATCTTTTTGGATTCTTTGGCAAAAATCCATCGTGCGGCTTTGGTGGCTCAAGACCCGGTGCTGGTGGCTTGCCTCCATTTGGCCCTGCGGGAAATCCTTTGGGGCTTAATGCCTTAGCAGGCTTGTCTCCCTTTGCCGCAGGCTTGTCGCCCTTTGGTTTATCTGATCCACCATCGCCACCTTCGCCGCCACCTTTTGCGCAGTCGTTGCCTGCTTGAAACCCGCCTGCGCCTGTTCCGCATTCGCGGGTCGACTTCAACTCAGTCGGGTCAATGTCGACCGACGCTGGCACAACAGCCGACGGCGGTGGCGTGACCGCTGGGTCTTGCAATACGGGAGTGGCAGAGGCCGCCGCCGTCGGTGTGCTTGTGTTGAGCGGGAGTCGGATCGACTCGCCGCCATCGACGGCAGGCAATCCTTCACGCGCTCTGATTTCGTTGGGTGTCAAGATGCCGTTGGTGACGGCAACGGCATACGCGCTGAAGCGGGTGCTCATGTCGCCGCGCAACAGATCATCGAATGAGATGCGGGTCGTGACATCATCGCCACGCTTAATTAACTTGCGATTGATTTCCTGCTCGAGTCGAGCCGCCCAACCCGCCAGCGTGCTCTGCACAAAGACTGCATTGGCTTGTTCGGCTGACGAGTAACTCACGCCGTCGTTGTCGCCGACGCGATGCGATGGCACATTGAATGCGGCCGCGATCTGTTGGCGGCAAAACTTCTTCATGCTGTCAAGATCGCTGTCTTTGGCGTTGGTGCTGATCGCGTCGTACTTGAGACCTTCCTCAAGAATCGCAACCTTGCCCGCTCCTTGTGCGCCCGAATGCACGCGGGCGAATGCCTCGCGCAATCTGTTCGCACCTTCCGCGCTCAATCTGCCCGGCATCGAGAGCACGCCAGCGGGTCGACAGTTGTTGGCGAAGAATCGAGATGTAAATTCCTGCAACTCCAACTCCATGCCGATCAGGTCTCTCATGCGGTGGATGGCCGCCTCGCCGAGCATGCCGTCTGCGCTTGGCCCGACAACATGGAGAATGTCGTATGGTCTGAACTTGCGTTGCTTGATTTCCTCGGATGCCTTCTCGTCTGCCTTGCCTGTCCAGTATTGGTAATAGGGTTGATTTGCAGGATCGCGCATAATGTAACAGAGATCCGGCCGGAGCCGTTCTAATCCGATCGGCGTTCCCGCAGGATTGCGATTGATGAATGCGAATGAGTTGCCGTACAGCAAGCAGTCGGAAATCTGCGCCTCACGAAACACGAACGATGTCATGTCCTCGTTGGCTTCGCCGTTAAGCAACTGGTACACAGGATGCGTCACATCATTGCTTGCGCCGTCCGCGCTGTTGCGCAGAACTTGCCACGGCATGCGAGCAAGAGTCTGCGAGATCAATCGCACGCAGGCGTAGACAGTCGGAGCCTCCATCGCATTGTCGGGCGAGATCGTCTTGCCAGTCCAAGCCCACGATGAGACATAGGACTGGATGCCGCCTGAGATCGGTTGACCGATTGGAGTTGTATCCTCGAACATAGATCGAGGCGGTGCTTTGCCGAGTGCGCGTGTGATGAGATCGATTAGACCCATTGCATATTTCCTTCTTCGTAGATTGATGTTTTGTTGTCTGCGTCTTTGTGCACCATGCACGCAAGCGCCGTGACGAGCGCGGCGATGCAATCGATGCGCTCCGTCGAACTGCTTTTCGATGGTTTGATATTGCCTGCGGGATCGGTGTCGATCATCGTGTTGGCCATGCACCAGTCTGCGACTGGATGCGCGGCGTGCTTTAACTTCTTGCCGAGGACGAGTGCCTCGAGTGCTTTGCATGGCTCGCTCATTGTGCGGAAACCTTGTCTCACCTCAAGCATCGGTAGACCTTCTTGCGCAAGCCCGACAGCGAACTGCGTTGCGTTCCAAGGGTCGTAGCCGACTGCCTTCACCGAGCGGGCGATCTTTGAGATGTCGCGGATCTTCTGCGCTACGAACTCATAATCCACCACATTGCCCTGCGTAGTGAGCAATGAACCTTGCGAAGCCCAAACATCGTAAGGAACCCGATCTACGCGGGATCTGCGGCGACAGCCTTCCTCGGGTGCGAATGCGTAAGATAAAAACGCCACTTCTTCTGACGACTCGTCGACAGTGAT